GAATGGTGCGGTCGTCGGGTTCGATGCTCTTCACGCTGTCACGCTTGGTCGTTCGCTTGGCCATGCTTATGCCCACGCTCGTTGATCGTCGGTCATGGGCAGTATACCGGCCTGCGTTGGTGCCTCCGCCGCATCATCGCCGACGCGGGCGACCCATGCACCCATCGACGCCTTCGGCCCGTCGAAGTACATGACCGCGTACCGCATTGCGTCGAGGCCGTCGTCAAACTGCTTGACGGGTTCCTCTTTGGCCGCCTTTCCGTCCTGACCGGGCGGATAGGTGTAGCAGTCGAACTCGGCCACCGTCGAAGTCGGACGCTTCGCCGCGTACAACTCGGCGTCTACTTCGACCGTGGCGCCAGCGACGAGGAACACTCGCGGCCGCGAATCACCTTGGACCGCCAGTCGAGCGTGGACGGCATCGCGTCCGGTCCGGTGATCCTTGTTGGCCGCGACGGTAGTGATGCCTGCCGCGGCGAGCGTGGCCCGGTCCTCGGCGTCGTGATCGGTGACGGTCGCAAGGTACGTTTCTCCTTGGCTGAGGGCGATGATCCGGCGGGCGTGGTCCGCCACGGTCCGCTTCGACTGGTAGATCTCTCGGTACAGGTACATCCGTCCGTCGCCGTCGATCGCCCACCATTGGCACACGAACGGGTGGACGTACCCGAAGTCGATCGAGCGGATCTTGGGCCATGATTCCCAGCCGGTCGGCATGGCCTGCACGACGTGCACCGTCGGATCGAACTCGGGGTAGACGAGGCCCTCGGCCGCCGCCCAGCGTCCGTCCAACAGGCGAGCCCGTCGATGGCCAGTCAGCGTCGAGAGCGTGCCGATGTACTTGCGGCCCGCTGGCGTCCAGTCGTTCGATGCCTCGTCCCATAGCATGGGATTGTCGTGGTGCCGCGAGTCAAACACCTGCATCTGGCCGCGGTCAGCCCGCCGCTTCAGCCAGTGCGACGGTGCCGCCGGGTTGCAGTCCGCCACGATCTGGTGATAAGGACCCTTGCCGTTCCGCAGGCGGGTCGTCAGTTTCTCCCAGTCGTCCTCGCTCAGTTCCGTGGCCTCGAACGCCGCGATGATGTCGTACTCGGTCGACATGATGCGGTCGGGGTTGTCAAGCCCGCCCACCACCAGCGTCGAGCGGTTGTCGTAGTCGTACGCCGATCGAGTCCGTCGTGCCTGGTTCGTCAGCGTGCAGCCAGCCTGCACCACCTTCGACTCGAACGTCACCAGCACGCTCTCGGTCATGCTCGCACGCGTCTTGCGGACGATCAGCCCTCGCGTGCCCGGGTACTTGAGCAGGTACAGGTGGACCTTCTCGAGGATGCCCCGCGTCTTGCCCGTGCCCGCCGGCCCCGGTATCAGCACCTCGGTCGCACGCGACCGCCAGAGTTTATCGATCGCCCCTCTCGGTTCGTAGTCGCTCATCACACCTCGTCGATCGGGGCACGCTTGCCGTAGATCTGCATCGCCTGCGTCGGTTTGCCAGCGTCGAGACGGGCGTTCTTCTCCGCCTCAATCTCCGCCGTCAGGTTGTCGGCATCCATCGTTCGCAGCACGCTCGCCGCCTTGATGGCGTCCGAATCGTCCGGCGAGTCGGTCGCAATGCCGACGAGACGATCGACGATCTTGGGCCGAAGGTGCTCGGGGATCGGCCAACGGTTCTTCAACGCACGGGCCACCATGCGTGCGTCCTCGTGGGCGTGATGCGAGTCGGCAAGCAGGCCGGAGTCGGCACCGGGGACGGGCGTGTTCATGGCCGCCCTTGATCCCGCGTCATTCGGTCGGGTATCCATGCCGTCAGTGTATCAGGTACGCCCGGCCTTCTCCGCCTTGATGGCCTCAAGCAGGCCCTCGATCCGCCCCAGCCGCGAGCCGAGTTCGATCAGGGCACCGTCAACCTTGGCCTGCGTGGCAGCGGTCGCATTGACGGCCTTCTCGGCCAACGCCAAGGCTTGATCGGCCTTGCTTCGTGCGTCCCACATGACCGCCGCCACGGCCAGCAGCGTCGCTGCTCCGGCAATCCACTGACCCGGCGTGCCCTTGCCGATGATCGAACGGTTTGCGTCCACGGTGATCGCTTGCTCGCTCATGGCTTGGCCGCCTTCTTGATTCCAAGAGACTTCTGCACCCGATCGACCACTCGACGGGTGTACTTGTTCTGAATGCTGTTCGCCACCGATGCAAAGGTTCCCCAATCAGCGATGCTTCCCTTGCCAGCCTCGATCGTCGTCACCAGTTGCGTGGCCGTCAGGTGTTCCTTGAGGAGTTTCCATGCCAGCACGAGGCCGACCAGCACCAAGGCCGTGATGGCAATCGCCGCCCGGTAGGCAATGATCCACTGACCCGCGACGCACGCGGCGAAGATGCCGAGGCCCGTCAGGACGGCGTTGAGCGACCGCAGCCAGACGCCGCCGACGACGGCCAAACCGAGGCCGGCGACCGCACCCAGCGTCAATAGGCGGTACAGCAGGCCATCGCGGTCCGATTCAAGGTCGGCAATCTTGGCGTTGGCCTTGCCGAGGTCCTCCGCGAGTTGCTTGCATCGCTTGTTTTCGTCGGCGAGACTGACGCTGGTGGTTGCCAGTTGGGCCTGAACCGCTCGCAGGTCATCGACGCTGCCGAGGATGGGCTGCGTGTCGGCGTGAAGATCGGGGGCGGCAACCTCGATTCGGTGTGTGTGTGTGGCGATCGTTGTCGCCGCTGTCCCGATCTTCTCCGCCGAATCTTTCGTCGTCGTCACGGCGGCAGGCAAGTTGTTCGACGGCGTAGAGGGCGAGACGCTCTGCCGTGCCTTGCAGCCACCGAGCAAAAAACCCGCCGCGATGGCGATGGCCGCCGCGACGGGTACCTTCATGATCCTGCCCGCGTGCTTCATGCCGCAGTATACCTACCGGGCCTTCCGCAACCGCGTCGCGTCAACCCGCATGACGTGCCCTTGCATGTCGACGTATGCCACCAGCACCGACGCGTCGATCGACCACGCCACGATCCGAATCAGCACGCCGCGTAGCATGAGACGTTCGCCGCTGATGAACCGGTACTCGACGCTGACTCGCGTGCCTGACTTGTACTTGGCGACGCGGATCGCCGCCTTGGCTTCGGCCTCTTCGCGTTGACGTTGGTACTTGGTGGGATCTTCTCGATCAATGTCGGCGTCGGACCTTGGCACCCACGGCGTCTCAGTGCTGTGCGCGTGAATGCGGCCCATCGGTCACGTCGACTTTCGCCCTTTGGCCTCGGCGAACGCTGCTAGGGTGTCCTCGTATGACCGGACCACCGCATAAACGCCGCCGGCGAGTTCCCAGTTGGCCTGCCAGTCCTTCTGCGACTGCGACTGACGCCCAGTTGGCGTCTTGATTTCAAGGGCCATCGGCACGCCGCGGTAGACGCCGATCAGGTCCGCAGTGCCCGCCGTGGCACCACGGACGAAGTGCTCGCCCATGCGAAACGTGCCAGCCTGCACGCGGACGAACGCCGCATCGCCGCCCATCTGCATGATGGCGAGTCGAACGGCCTTCGTCACGGCGTTCTCGGCAGCACCCATTATCGACCGCCTCTCAGGACGTTCTCGACCTTCCGCCAGTACTTGCGGAGGTTCTCGAAGTAGGGCGTGCCAGGCTTGGCCTTGAGCGAGCCTGGGCCTCCGTTGTGGATCTTGGTGATCTGCTCGGCCGTCGCGTTCCGCGGAGCGTAGCGATTGATGTACGCACGGACGATTTGCTCCGCGTACTCACGCTTGAAGCAGTCCTCGTACCGCCCGCCGATGCTGGGGTCGTATTCGATCGCGTCACGCCAGTATTCCTCATGAATCTGGAACGGACCGATCGCACGCCCGTTGTCGCCGACCGCTCCGTCATTGCCGTTGCTCTCGACTTGCCGGATGGCGTCCAGCAGGTCACGCGTCAGTTTGGGATGGGCATCCGCAGTCGTCGTCAGCACGAACGCGAGCAGGGCAATGGTCAGGCGGATCATCATCATGGCGTGTGGTCCTTTGGTCCTTGCGGGCTGTTCCGCAATGTGTCGAGCAGGAACTCCGCGGTACGCTCGCGGAGGTAGACGTTGGCGTTGCCATCGAGGTAACGATACAGCGTCCCCGCTGCTATCGACGGGATCCGCTCTCGGACTTGAGCCTTTCGCAACGATGAGGTCTGCCACGCCTCGACAATGAGGCGTTGCATCACCCGAGTAGGTGGTTGTAGTTCACTGAGTCGCATTCGCACGGATGGTAGAATCCCCTCGATACCGAATCAACGCACCGATGACCGTCGAGTGCGTCGTGCCGCACAACGCCGCAATCTCTGGGTAGGAGAATCCGCTGGCACGCAGGGCCGCGTAGAACCGTTCACGACGTTCGGACCAGACGCCGCGGCTCGTGGCATGGACGACGAACAACAACGCGTAGGACAGGTCGGTAGCGGCTTCCGCTGTCATGATCGCCTTGGGGTTGGCGATGTCCGCCTGGTGCATCCGTGCGTGACGCATGGCGTTCTTGGCGTTGACATCGGCATTGGCTTCATGCCGCCTCGTCGCGGCCTTGTCCAGCCAAGCGTGCGTCGCTCGGTCTACTGCGTTGTCGCGGAACGTCGGCTCTGGCTGCCGTAGTTCATCTTGCGGCTTGGGCGTCCAAACGATTCTTGTCGCCAGCGACTTCGGGGGCGACTTCGGGGGCGACTTCGGGGGTGACTTCGGGGGTGTCGGTTCAACCGACAGTAGATTCATCGCATT